GAGTTGGCACGGTTCTGCGCTGAGATACGCAAGGTCAACCGACATGTGAAGTTTGGTTTGTCCAAACGTATCAGGCACAGCATGGATGGCATGTTCAGCGAACTGCATGTGTACATGGATGGGCACACCTACTCCATGATGAAGATCGGGTACGGTGACTACTCCCGCTCAGGTGGTGGCACCTCCAAGTTCATGGTGTCCGCACGAATGATCATGAACGATAAGTTCCGTGATGACAGTCAGCAGTACAGCATGGCAATGGCGGAGACAATCGAACGTGCGATAAGGAACGTAAAGAAGTTTATGCGCCCTTACTCACCTGTCGAGTGTGCCGGTATGTCGTTCGATGATATTCGCCACAAGTTTTCAAGTGTTGGTAACGAGGTGTCATCGGACTTGTCTTTAGCAAAGGGCTATGTCGTATCCTCCGCTCACCTACGTGCTGAGTTGTTCCACATGCTTGATGTGGGCTATGAGTTCTTGTCCGAAGAATTTCGTGGGCATATCGCTACGTGGCGGGAGAAGTACAACGCAGACCGAGAGGCGCGTAACCGTGCCCTGCATGTGTACTACGTGAACGTCCGCATACACCGCGAAGAGATGCTGTGTGATGTCATCGAGGTGTTGGATGCCAACAAGCGTTCGCGCCTTGGTTTTGACATACCTGTCACAACATACAAGATGGAGGACTTACCCGAGGGTGTCGCGGGTAACCTTGCCGCCCTGAGCATGGTGGGGGATGACCACTACGTGGATGGCGTAGGCTTGCGTGTGGACAGCACGACCTTTTGGGTGCAGAGATGAGTACGGCTGTGTATGCAGGATGACAAGGTATACCGTGTTAGCGTTGTACCTGATGGTGTCCTCGTCATTTGTTTTGGTCTTGAAAGTATTGACTCAGGACTTGACGGACATTATGATTGCGTAGACGCTCTACCCAACTGGGTACAGGAACGCCTTGCTGTGTTAATGATTACGCCGAGTACACCTCCAACATACGAAGTGGAGGGTGTCGGTCGTCGAATATCGAGCCATGTGTATTGGGTGTTCGCACCCGAGAGCACATCTTGATGCGTTGGTACGTGCGCTTCACGTACCGTTAACTTAAAAGGAAACGAAGATGAGAACGAAGCCAAGCACTGCAAAGCGCATTCGCGCAATGCTCGATATCGGCCACACAAACAAGGCCATCATTGAGAAGCTCCAATGCAAACCACAAGCTGTGTACAACATACGCTACCAAGTCAACAAGGCACGAGGTCTTGGGTCTATCGGTGCGTTGAAGAAACCTACGAACGGCATAGGTGCGCCGCCTAAGCGCAAGTACGTCCGCAAGGGAACTGGCATCGCTGACTGGGCACCTATGCCTGAGTTACAAATCACTGTAGTCGAGCCTACTCTATGGCAACGTATCAAGCAGTGGTTCCGTGGCTGATACACCAGAAGTAAAAGTCAAGAAGAAGGTCGTGGCAATCCTCAAGGAAAACCGCGCCTATTACTTTTACCCTGTCACTGGCGGGTACGGCGGCAGTGGGGTGCCCGACATCATCGGGTGCTACCACGGCAAGTTCTTTGGCATCGAATGCAAGGCGGGTAAGAACAAGCCTACAGCGTTGCAACAGAAGAACTTAGACAGCATCAAAGTCATGGGTGGTGTAGCGTTGGTAATCAACGAAGACAACATCGAGGATGTCAGCAACCTGATGCGTAGCATACAGAGGTGTGGGTGATGAAGTGCCCGACATGTGCCGCATGGACTGAGATCAACGACACACGCAACAAGGGTGACCATGTATTACGGCGGCGCGAGTGTGCAAACGGACACAAGTTCAACACCGTAGAAACCATACAAGAAAAACTTGTTAGAAAGGTAAACGATGGACGAAGAGACCCGCAACCTCGATCTTCTAGTCGCGGAACTGGAGAGCGAGAGCAATCAACTACGACAGAAACTTAACGCCGTGTTGGATGAAAACGCGAGGCTGAGGCTTGTCATCGAGCGCGTTATAGCAGTGACCAAGTTGGCGTATGAGAATCAAGACATCAAACCAACCAAGGAGAAAACATGAATGCAGATGAGATGCAAGCAGGTGGTAATCATTACAAATCTATGGCTATACAACCATGGCATGCGATGGAAGCGGTGCTGACACGTGAGGAATTTATTGGGTTCCTCAAGGGTAACGTCATCAAGTACAGCATGCGACAAGGCAAGAAGGACAGCCCTGACGCTGACAAAGCCAAGCACTACATGCTGAAGTTGCGTGAAGTGTTAGGGACTCCCTAACAAACAACAAGGAGAACGAGTATGACTATTGATCTAGGCGAAGCAACCGCAGTGTTGCGTGGCGATTGGAAGAACGCTATCGAGGGCAAGGGTGAGCACTGCGCCGTGTGCGATAGGTGGGGCAAGATAAATACTATCACCCTGCGTGGTGTCATGGTTAAGACGATGCACTGGATTCATCAGGCGGGTGGTGGCGATTGGGTTAACGTACCCGAGAGTGCGCCGAGGTTTGTTGCGCGGTCATACGCATTCAGCAAACTCAAACACTGGAACTTGGTTGAACAGCGTTACGTGCCGCCCCCAACTAAAGAAGAGCAAGAGGCGGGTGCCCAACGTGAGACCCGCACGTCAGGGATGTGGCGACTGACCCCCATGGGCGTTGACTTTGTGTACAACGGCACAACAGTACCAAGCAAGGTGTTTGTCTACAACGACCATCGGGTGGGTGCAAGTGATGAGATGACGACCGCACGGGATTGCGCCTTTGAGAGATTTAACTATGACGCGATGATGAGCACCGCATTTAACGGAGACTACGATGGACTTGATAACGGTTGATTTTGAAACGTTTTACGGCAGTGACTTCTCGCTGTCAAAGATTACGACCGAAGAATACGTGCGCTCTGACTTGTTCGAAGTCATTGGCGTGTCTGTGAAAGTTAACAACCAAGAGACGGAGTGGGCAAGTGGAACACATGAACAAATCAAACAGTGGCTTCAGAGCAATTTTGAATGGGAACGGAGTTTTGTCTTGGCGCACAACACCCTTTTTGACGGGGCTATCTTGTCTTGGCGTTTCGATATTAGTCCTCGGGGTTGGCTTGACACTTTGTGCATGGGCCGTGCCCTTCACGGCGTGGAAGTTGGGGGTTCGCTTAAAGTTCTTGCTGAGCGGTATAGGCTCGGGGAAAAAGGAACAGAAGTCATCAATGCCATCGGTAAGAGACGACTGAACTTCACTGACGAAGAACTTGCACGGTACGGCGACTACTGCATCAACGATGTGGAACTCACGTACAAACTGTTCAACATCTTGGCCAAGGATTTCCCCAAGCAAGAACTGCGCGTGATCGACCAAACCCTGCGTATGTTCATTGACCCTGTGCTTGAACTGGACGGCGACATGTTGCAACAACACCTCATCAACATCAAGCAGATGAAGGAAGACCTGTTGACATCCTCGGGTGTGGACAAGACTGAACTGATGAGCAATGAGAAGTTTGCTGAACTGCTCAGATCGTTTGGCGTAGAGCCTCCTATGAAGACAAGCCCCGCCACAGGCAAGCAGACCTATGCGTTCGCCAAGAGTGACGAGGAGTTTAAAGCCCTTGCTGACCATGAAGATGTCAGGGTGCAGACACTTGTTGCCGCCCGCTTGGGCACTAAGTCAACACTGGAGGAGACACGCACCCAACGGTTCATTGACATCTCCAAGCGTGGCAAGTTGCCTGTGCCGATTCGCTACTACGCCGCACACACTGGGCGGTTCGGTGGTGATGACAAGATCAACATGCAGAACTTACCGAGCCGTGGTAGTAACGCCAACAAGCTAAAGAAGTCAATCATTGCGCCCGAAGGCTACACCATCATTGATGCTGACTCTGCACAGATCGAAGCGCGGGTGTTGGCGTGGCTGTCTGAGCAAGAAGACTTGGTAACAGCTTTTACTGAGGGCAAGGACGTGTACAAGAAGATGGCCTCGGCTATCTACGGCAAGCCTGACTTTGAAATTGACAAGGGTGAGCGGTTCGTGGGTAAGACCACAATCCTTGGGTGTGGGTACGGCATGGGCGCACCGAAGTTCCAAACACAACTCAAGACCTTTGGGGTGGACGTAGATGTGGACGAGGCACGGCGCATCATTGACATCTATAGGCGCACCAATGATGCGGTAGTGAGGCTGTGGCGTCAGGCTCAGAATGCTCTGGTGAACATGTCAAGGGGTGATACCGCATCGCTTGGGCGCCGGGGTGTGCTTGAGGTGGTGCCGAGTGAGTCAGCAATCCGCTTGCCCTCGGGTCTGCTGATGCGCTATGACGACCTACAGTTTGAGCAGACCGAGAAGGGCGTTGAGTTTAGCTACAAGACACGCAAGGGGCGCACCCGCATCTACGGCGGCAAGGTGATCGAGAACGTATGCCAAGCCATTGCACGGTGCATCATCGCCGAGCAGATGCTCAAGATCGGCAAGCGGTACAAGGTTGTGCTGACTGTGCATGACGCAATCGCTGTGTGCGTACCTGACGCGGAAGTTATACCCGCTACGCAGTACGTTGAAGAGTGCATGCAATGGGTGCCCGAGTGGGCGACAGGTCTGCCCGTGAACTGTGAATCGGGCAGTGGTAAATCTTATGGAGACTGTTGATATGAATACGAACAAATTTCCAGAGGACATTGGGCCGTACACAACAGGGGTGTGGAGATGCAGGGAGAACTACAAAGGCGAGTTCTTCATTAGTAGTCAATCGTTCGGGTTCGCACCGATAGCAAAGGTCAAGGGCGACAAGCGTTCGACGCTGAAAGACGCCAAGGCAAACGCACATTTGATCTCCGCCGCGCCTGAGCTACTGACTGCGCTGTACGCCATGATGAACAGTTGTTTCGACCCTGCCTTGACTGAGGGCGAAGCGTATAAAGCGTTTGACTTGGCGCGTGATGCAATTGCCAAAGCGGAGGGGTTCAAATGACTAAAGACAACAGCACTGGAAAGAACAAAGGGGACGAGCATGACTGAAGAAGATGAAGAATTCCAGCGCCTTGAGCGCGAAGCCAAGATGCGAGCCTTGGAGGACGACGACATCCAAGACTACGTGCGCCCGTGGGTAGGGCTGACAAGGGATGAGCAAAGTTTTGTTTACGACAGCTTACATGGCGCGACTTCAAGAAAAGATTCGTTTTGGGTGGATTTTGCAAACGCCATTGAACAACGACTCAAGGAGAAGAACGCATGAAGCCAACTACCGCACATGAATGGTGGCTGCAAGAGCGCGGGAACCAGCTTAACCTTGCCGAACTTCACTACGAAGTCTCTGGGAACAAGTCCGCAACCATGTGGCACTGCCTGTTTGCATGGGCAACACCTGACATCTGGCGTGACCCTGTGTACATAACCAAGGAGAAGAAGGCATGACAATACAAGTTGCAACCGACAACGAGGATTTTTATGGATTGCCTCACGAGTCGGTAAGTGCGCTGAACGCGAGCGGCAAATGCGTGACTGATGGAGAGACATCACCCGCCAAAGAAATTGACCCCAACCAATGGGCTTTTGATAACGGATTGGAATCAACGTGACAGTCAAGATACCTGCATGGTCGTTCTCGTCCATCAAGACGTTTGATCAGTGCCCTAAGAAGTTCTACCACTTGAAGGTTGTCAAGGATGTTAAGGAAGATCAGGGTGCAGAGCACCTGCTGTACGGCACCGCTTTCCACGAGGCGGCTGAGTTCTACATACGTGACGGCACCCCCCTGCCCCCTCAGTTCTCGTACGCTAAGAGTTCATTAGATAACCTCAAACAACGCGCTGGCCAGAAGCTGTGTGAGTACGAGATGG